GCCGTCATTCTGCAAAACATTTCCAGCCGCCGGATCGTAGCTCAAAGAGTATGCGCCGTGCTGGGTAAAGAAGCGGCTTGAAAGACGCAGGCGTATTGTCCGCGCATCAGGCTGGTCAAGAAACTCTAAAGCATCACTTGTTCCAGAAATACTAAAGCCTGAAGCATCGGTGATTTTTACAAAGTTGTCAAAAACCAAAACAACCTGATTCGCCGCCGCCATAGGAATTGTCACCGACATCAAGTTTGCCCTGTAAACACTTTCGTAAGTTGTTTCAGGCAACAAAATCCCGCGCGTGGAATTACCAGATGGCAGTTTTGCCCGTATCCTAAACTGGTGCGTCCCTTCCGGCGGTTGCCAGAACTGTACGCCCGGCTCTATCCGCGCGATAACTTCGCCGCCGCCTAAAACGCTGACAATTTCTATGTACTCAAACTCAATTGTCGGGTCACTCCACGAAATGCCACCCAGCATTGTACCGGGGTTAAACCACGGGGAGTTTACTACGTTGGAAACATCGCCGCCGAAAGAGCCCGCGCCTTCTAACAAGCGCGCAATGTCCTCTTTTATGCCCGCGATTTCTTCAGACAGACCGTTCACGCTCATTCTTCCGCTGCCATGATCAACGCCTACATGGAAAATCTCCCTGGACGATCTTACAAGCCCTAGTTCAAAATCTGACGCAATTCCGATGCTGCCAATGCCGCCCACAATCTCAACCAACGCTGTCGGTGAAATAATTGTATTAAGTCGGATGTCGTAATTTATTTCTGCATTAGTAAGGTTGTGCGGAATAAACGCAATCGCTCCGACGTCTCCTGAAAAGTCAGGCGTTATAGTCGATACCGCATACAGCCTGTCAAAACTCCTGTCATCCTCGTTTGCAGGGTCTGCTATATAAAGCCCTATAGCCCGCACATAAAGTCCCGCCGGGTCGTTGATTTCCTTTGGTCTAATAGATGCCCAAAAGTTGTTGCCTGAAACCCTTGAGCCTGCCAAAGGAAACCGCTGCCGTTCTCCTTCCAGCTCTGTTATCTCATTCAAGTTACCGCTTAGCATCACATCGCCAAGTCCCATGCTTGTGAATAGCATGCGCTCACCTTCATGCGCCCGTGCGATACGCTGTAAACCGTACAACGTCAATTGTGATCTTTGAAAAGTTGTCATAGTGTTTCCTCCCCTGACAAAATATTTATTGAACAATTCAATTCAGGCATTGCAGCAAAGTGCAAATGCGCTCCATTCTCATTTGCAGGAACTAAAATCTGACCATTAAGCAACGCAGTAATTCCTACGTACGCATGCGCTTCATTTTCTGTTGAAGGTACTGCCATTTTTTTTGTTATGCACGGCACAAGTGCGACATAGACATGAGCAAATCCATTTTTTATTGCGTCAATTACTTCAAGATAAGAACGGGTGTTCTTCACCGAATTTATAGCGCGTACCAGCGCATTAAATGTATCCTGATCCGGTAGCTCTTCATCTGTTGCCGCCAATATCCTAAAATGATACGGCGCACCTCCGTACTGATACCATTCTTCAATTTCAGTATGCGAAAAAACTGTCGAGGCAATTTCTTCAACAACCGAAGGTGTCCCTTTGCGTGTATGCCAGTCCAGTGAACGAACTATCACTTGCTGCTTTGTTTGTATGGGCATATCAGGCGTATAGAAATCACAGCAAAATTGCCATGCCAGCAAATCCAAAAGCAAGTGTTCAATTATCTCATTCCTTACAAGGTTCGGAATTATTGCGATGCCGGGTATTTTTACAATTATGTCCTTTAGCGCCTCATTAAACGCCTGACCCATCATTTTGACATTGCGGTCATCCGCTATATTAGGAGGCAGAATTTTCAGAATATCCACGTCATCCAGCTTCATGCTTCCTCCAAGCCCATATAATTGATTTCTTTTTCACCGCTAAACATGGCTACTGTTCCGGGATCCAAAATTGTGAACACAGGACTTAAAATTTCAACACGTTTTACACGGCAATTCATGATCATTTTGTAAAGCGTTGATGGCACTACGTCCAAACCCAACCGCGATACCTGCCATGCGATGTAATTATCAACAGCATCCTCCACCGCTTGTATGATACTTAGCGCCTCTGTCGAATCTTCCATGTTGATCCAATACTTTACAGAAACCGAGAATTCTTTAGTTTCAGGTTTTATGACGTGGACAAAATCTGTAAGTGGTCGCCGTGTGCTGCAGCTAAGCGTTTTGCTAACTTGCTCCAGCACTTCTTCTGATGGCAACTCACCATCCCGCATCAACACCGCTACGTTGACGTTTCCGGGGCCTGTTCCGCTTTCATAATAATATCTGTTCAACGCCGCAAGAAACCCTGCCGCGTCCGTTATTCCCCACGGTAAAAGAAACTGCGCAAAAGCCGGGATGTCCAGTTCTGGCATCCACGCGCGCGCGTCAGTAATGCCCGGATTTGCAGACCGCGCCCAAAACTCATACGCCCCGTCAGGTCCTGCGACTGAAAACGATTCCGGTAACATCCTCAACCTTGCCCGGTACTCTTCTATGCTTTCTTTTTCCGCTCCGCCGCTTGTTTCTGTTATATTCTCCGCCGAAACGATAAACGGCACCCTGTCCACCATGTTGCTGATACTGCCGACTTCAAACCCCATTCCCGCCAAGCCTGCCGTCTGGCACTGCGCGTCTACGTCCACATAAAGTTCACCGGGAGGGATTTCTGCTACAGTGGTTGTAGCGAAAAACAAATTGCCACCCGGCGTTGTCCTTGAGCCTCTTGGTATAAACGTAACGGATGAACGCACTACCGCAAGACCGTACCTTATCTTGGTCATGGCAAATGATGCGGGGAGGCGCTTGCCACGTTCGCCGTACAAATAGCCGATGTGTTCAATCGTTTCTTCGCCTGCAAAAAACAGCAGATTACCTTTGCCTGTTGCGTCTATGTCGTGATTGACCTGCGCCAAAACCGAGGCTTCGGCTAACTGGACAATTCTTTCCGGTGCCGCTTTTGCCAGCCTGTATCCCGGCTCCCCATTTGCCCGGCGTATTTGCTCATACAGTTGTTGCAACAGTTCAGCTAAAACTCTGGCATCATCTTGAGCGAATCGCAAATCTTCAAACATCATTCAACACCACCTCTATCGAAACCCTGGGGCTTACTCTGCCTGAAAGGGCATCTCCGTCCCAAAACACCTGCCTAAATACAGCGCGCGGTTCGTATGTATGCAACGCCATGAAAATTTCTTGCTCGATTTTCGCCTTGATTGTGTCTATCGGGGTGTCCAGAAAATCAAACGAGATGCCAAAATTACGATCCAGCGGAACTGTTCCCTTTCGGGTTAAAATGATTGTTCTTACATTCTGCTTAACTTCGGCAATACCTGTTGTGCCGTAGGCTACTTCGTTAGGAGTGGTTTCCCATGATACATCGTGCGTCATGTGTACTCCTTTGCCAGTACCGTCAACTCTGTCCACAATATCCGTCCTGTACCCGGCGCAAAAATGCTGGAAGTACCCATTATTTCTTCTATATACCACAAGTTCAGCGACACTGGCAGTCCTCCCAAAATGAGCGGAAAGCGCTGCCCGCGCCTGATTAACTGCCTCAAAAGTTCATACGTTGCCGTTGGGTCAACACCCAGCATTTTAGAAAGTATTATTTGAAATTCAATTTCGTCCTGACCCGGACCAAGGAATTCAGACGTTTGCGTTCCTATCAAAGTCGGGTGAGTTTCCCATCGGGCGTGAGATTTGCGGGTAAACTCTGAATATGTAAACGCTCTGTTTCCCGATACTTGGAAAACTACAGGTCCCCATGCTCCAACAATCATAACGTCCTCCTAAATCGCCCCGCCATTGGACAAATAATTCGTTACTGCTTCAGCCATACGCCCGGCTATATCATCATCTCCATGCCCGTTTTCAAAAGCGGTATACAAATCATCTTGTAAGGATGATAGACTTCCCATGAATACCGTAGGAGCAAACCCGATCATAATCATTTGATGAAACGCCGCCCCAACATCATCAGCGTGCCGCCTGTTGCCTCCGCTTGAAATTGTTCGCATAGCAAAACAAGAAGCCAAAATCATAGCGCTACATAAATCGGGACTGCTAGAACAAGAAGTGGGAGTGTGAGGATATGCTGTAAGATTAGCTCTCCGTGTATTTGCAAAAGCACTTGTAATTTCTGCTAATCCATTTGAATATAGTTCATCCCCTCCAACCGGCATCCCACGCATCGAAAGAAAAAGAGCTTCATAAGTACTGTTCAAAGCCATTACTTCAACACCCTCCTTATGATATTTTCAAACGCTAGAATTTCCGCTGTTGTATCAGGTGATGTTGTGTGAAGTGCCGGAGAACCAGTTGTTTTTTTCGTGCGCATTATCCTACACATTTCCAGCAACAGCCCGCCAACTGTATCAACGCTGTTCCCTAATTCAACAAGCCCTGTTGTAGAACTGCCAAACTTAGCATCGTTCACTGCTTCTACCGTTACATGGTTCCCCGCCTCTATCAATACATCGTTTCCCGCTTCTATAGCTACAGATGCCGCGGCAGCAATCGCAACATCCGCTTCTGCGTTGATGGCTACACCGGCGTTGGTATCTACCATTATGTTATCATCAGCGTGGATGTCGACATTTGCGCCCGCATTGGCAGTGATATTATCGCCCGCATCAATTGTGAGATTTTCACCTGTATCAATTGCAAGGTTTTTGCCAACGTCAATAGTCGCATTTTCCGCTACTTCAATGTCGATGTTTTTTGCTTTCAGCGAACACCCTTGATCGCATATTATATCCATCGTGCCGTTTACGCCGTCCAACCTTATAACGTTTTTGCCGTCATCACTTACCAAAAGGATTATGTCCACAGCCCCGTTCTGCGGCATCTTAGATGCGGTATAAACTTTGCCAAGTATATGCCCCTCTTGCTGCCCGTTGGGAAGGCGCGACATTACAACGTGATCGCCTTCTTTCGGCGTGTAAAACATATTCCACCCGCCGATTGCGGGAAACAGAACTTGCATTGACCCCGAAACCATGCCGTCAAAATCATCCATCGCCACACGCGCCGAAGCGTTTTTTACATTGCGCTCTGAAACTTGCCCGTGATGTAACATGCTTTTTTTCATATCAATACCCCAAAACCCGATGCGCTTTTACAGTGGTAGTGTATCCGCCACCTGCCGAGTGCTTCGCTTCAAAGATTAAGTATTTCCCACTGTACACGCCGAACTCGCTAAGTTGTATTGTTGCTCCTGCAACCATAAGCACATTACCAACTACGGTAATCGTAGCAGTCCATTCTTTTTTATTTGCATCCCTGCATAAGGCTTGAGCCAAAATTAAAGCTTTGTCAGTGGCATCAACACGCAAATCATCAAAATCATCCGCGGTGGAGTCAAACGAAGAAAAGCCTGTATCAAACGTACCGCCACTCCTACCTTGTGCCGAACTCTCTTCTTCCCGAAAATTATCACCACGCAGATCGCCCGGTCTATGATTAACCATTAAGACTTGCCTTGTCGCCGGCGGCTGGGGCGGGGAATATTCCGCATGAACGAGTTGTCCGCTTTTGGGGTCTTTATACGCGCAAATCACTTTGTACACCGATTCACTTGTATCTTGTGAAAAAGAATAACCCAAAAGTCTTACACCAAGATCGCTTTTCCTAAACTTATCAACTATGCCCCGCCGCTCGTAGACAACTTCTTCAAACAACACAATTTTTTCATCCGTTACTTTTACCGACACGCCGTATTGTCGAGCTAATCCTTGCAAAAAAAACATATCCGATTCTTGCAGTTGCTCCACGCGATCAAATTCTATGTCGCTCTCAACCTCAAACATTAAACTTAGACCTGCATCCGATGCGATTTCCTCAGCGATTTCCTGTAAGGATGTGTTTTCCCACGCGCGCGATTTTTCCACGCGGCGCATTGTTGATGCCAACGGAGTAGAAACCGCCTTTATGATAACAATATCCGGCGGTCCCTCATAATCCACACCGTCAACCTCAAACGCCCCGCAGTCAATAGTCGCTGTTTGCCCTATCCCGTTCCAGCTATCCGCTCTTATTTTCGCCTTTAATATTGTGCCGGGGACGGCATTATTTATAACAGGCGTAAACGTAATATCACCGAAGCCCCCTGTGGAATCCTCAAAGCTCCATCCTTCACCGGACAGCGCTATTCCCGGTTCATCATCTTTGATTCGCAGTTTAGGATACCAAGCGTTTATCCATTTGTTGTTTCTGTCGTGACAATACAATCGAAGTTCATCAGCTTCGTCAGACGATCTTTCGGTGTAGTCAAAACTTATGATCGTGTCGGTTATGGCTTCGGTTATATCCTTGCCGTTATATTCAATTTCCACCCATGCACGGCGCGGCGATAGTGTCATAAACTTACCCCCTGCTTCCACGGTGGCAATGTTTCCAGCCGCTGTTCCTTAACGACAGGGCGCGCGGGCACGTTTATCAAAGCCGGTTCCTCGAACAGCACGATTTGCCGCAGTGAAGGATTTGCCGCCAAGAGCGCATGGGCAAAGCTTTCATCCCCCCAAAGAGCAAACGAAATCGAATCCCATGTATCACCTTGAGCAGTCAAAACTTTGTTAAGCATAAGACACCCGCCTCTTGTCACGCATGACTTGCTCTAACGCCGCTTTAACTCTTGCCTCAAAATCATCAGCCATTTTTTTACCAGCTTGAGACAATTGATTGACCGTATCTTTGTCGGATGTTCCTCCGCTAAAATTGTTTGTCATTTTTATTTCAATGGCTATGGCGTTTTTGTCGCCGCTTGATATTTTTTGAACCGCCGCGTCCCTAAGGGGTGAAGAATCATAATCGGCGGGAAGATAGCCGCCCAACTCGCCTGCGCGTTTCCAGATATTAAACCCTTGCGCAGAGTTGTTTAACGGTACTACAGCCTCTGCGCCTTTCTCGGCAATTTCGGCTATGTGGCGGTACTTGAATATCCCACCTTTCGCATGACCGGGGATAGGTTCGGACTGCCCACGATTGAAAAGATTTGATACCGCATCTCTTGCGCCGCCCAAAACATTCCCTATACTGCCGATGTTGGCGAAAACATTCTTTACAGATTCAAACTTGCGTGTGAAGAAACCGATGAACGCCTCCACCTTGTCGCGGATACGTTCAAATACACCACCGAACCTGTCTGCAAGGCTGTCAGCGATATTCTGAATTATTCTAAACCCGTCTTGAAACAGGTTAGTAATAAAAGTAATAGCTCCACTCCCTGCAGCTCTCAGCCCTTGAAACACTCCTGCGAAAATTTCACCTAACCTTTCAAACTGACCTCCGAGTGCATCAAGTGCACCAGCCCATCCTCCGGTTATAAGTCCGACAATAACCCTGATAACAGTTTCAATTGGCCAAAGGATTAGCTGTGCAACATTCCACAGTGCATGGAATGCGCCTATTACAACTGGCACAAGATTGGCTATACCACTCATAACGGTTTTAATGGCTCCCAGTACCGCCCCTTCCAAAAGATGGACTATGACTCCTAAAACTTTTCTTGCAATTTCCCCGAATCGCTCCCAGTCAACCGAGATTCCACCTGTTGCTTCGGCGATGGCAGCCTTAATTCGTTCAAACGAACTAATAGCATGTTGGCGCAATACATCAAAATTGCGTTTTACTGTGAAAATTACCAATGCAACAGCGGCTATTATCGCGATTATCGGAAGGGCTGCCTTAGCTATGAATACAAAACCAACCTTTAACCCTTTCAGTATAGGTACAATTGACGTCAGTGCGGTTTTTATGAACAAACCAAGCGACCATACCACCCTTAACCCGCTTATTAACGTCGGGGCAACCGCCAGCCCTCCCAAAATCAGCCCCAGATTACGCCAGCCGCCTACAAAATCTCTCACACGAGCCACACTGTCGGATACCCACCTGCCAAATTCCCTTACTCCGGCGATTATTTGGG